CCAGTAGTGCCTGCTCATCGCTGCTCCTTCGTTCTGTGCGTGTCCTGATGATAGGACGCCGCCGTCTCGACGAGCAAGTCCCGAGTGAAGTCGAACGCCTCCCCCCACAGGCCGTACACCGTGTCCTGCCTGTGGTTTGTCGGCACAGACAAACTCCCAACAACGTCATCGGGGAAGTAGCGCCCCTCGTACACCACGCAGTCCCCCTCGTCTGTCCAAAAATGGACGAACTTATGCTTCTTGCTCACCTCCTCGAGACACGGAGTCGGCGGAGCCCACGCCGTCTGAAACAGCAGGGCACGCCTGTTGCCCCTGATCCCAAGGGCAGGGCAACGGAAATCCGCAGGGACGAGAGATCCCCCGTAGGTGTTCCACTTCGTGCCCCAGTTCTCGATCCTCCACGCATACCAGTTGTCCTCAAACTCAGGGGGCATGGGAAAGACGATGTTCAGGTTGAAGACACAGTCGAACTCCTCCGCGTCCTCTCCCTTGGACGCGTAGTCGCGCAGGAAATCCGCGCGAGCCTTGGTGTTCTTGAACACCAGGACGTTTGTAATGTGATTAGGCATACGACTCCTCCTTCACAACGGACGCTTCAACGGCAATATCGCCCACCGCCTCTCCGTCCATTGTTGAAAACACCTCATTGCCAGCCTCGTCCAACCCGTTGATGTCAATATGGACGAGGATGCGATACTCCTTTACATGCGGGTACTCGTCTTCGTTGACAAACACCGCATACCCTTCGTCGGGCATTCCAAGGCACTTAAACAACACGATGTCGTCCAGCTTGGACGGCATCAGGAAGACATCTCTATCCATGTCAATCCTCGTCGTAAATGATCTCCTCTGGGAGAATGCTGAAAAAGTCAAATGTATCTTCCATCGGGTCAGTCGGTGTATACATAGTTACCCCCAAGCGAACGTTACAACATTGTGCCCGTTGAGTTCGAGCTTGCCCTGAGCCTGCCAGCGGTCGATGAGGCCGTCGGTTCTGTAAAGGGGCACTCCCATTCTGGTCAGACCGAAGGTCAAGTCGTCTCTGGTGACCCTGATCCCTTCCTTGAGGGCGCGCATCAGCACGGCAAAGAATGCCGAAGAGTTAAATGACTTCATAGTTTCCTCACTAATTAGTTAGTTTTCTACTACGTATAATCGGGTGCCGCGGATACAATGAGCCTACGTCCACTCCCTGTGGGACTCTATGTACTCCGCGGGCACGGAGAGCAACGTCACGAGGGGATGAGACTCCCTCCCCCGCTTGGTTACCACGACAGCCCTGATCTCCAAATACATCGGGCTGTCCATGTCGTCCTCATCGTCGAAGGTCGCGGCGAAGACATGATCCCCCACGAGGGCGTCGCACTTGGCGATGTCCTCAAGTGAGGACGGAACAACATCGCCCACGGAAACATAGATGCTCGGGGGCTCTGTTTCCGACCCAGGGCAAACGTCCCCCACCTTGGGGATAGGTTCGCCATACTTGTCGTATCCCATACCTCCTCCTATGTCAGGGGTTAACGTCAATCATCCATGCGTCCGGCCAAAAGTGGCCGAGGATGAGACCGATCAGGATGAAAATGATCACTGCGATACCAAACAAATGATCTCTGGTCATGCCAGTTCTCCTTTGACACGGCGGGAGGTGTGATCCTCCCACCACCGCACGCGGGCGCGGAAGGCATCCTGAGCGGGGTTTTCCACGCGCACCTGAGAATCGTCCTCGAACGTCCAAATTTCGGACGAGTCATGGGATTCGGGGCATTCAATGGTGATGTCAACGGCACAGTCACGCCAGTTGTCACGCCACTCGTACCACCAGTGCCCGAGGAAATCCTCGAACGCATCGACCTCGGCGAGCTTGTCGAACGCCCTGACGCACTCCATCGCCATGGAGTCGGAAACGTCGATCATCTCGGGCGGCTCGGGGAGCTGCTCGGTGGCGGGGACGGAAGGATTGAAGAAAATGCTAGCCATAAGGGTTCTCCCTATTAGTAAAAACCAGAAATGTATCACCTGCATCGTTCGAGGTGATACAAATCTTTTCCAAATAAAATCAATCGTGTATCACGTGATACAGAAGATATGTATCAATGTATCAAAAAATTTGAGCTTCAGATTAAGGAAGAGACGATGGAGATATGTAGCACGTGATACATAGCGTATCGAGTGTATAATCGCCAGCCGCCAACAGCCCTTAATTTCTCAAAGAAAATTATTGATACATTGATACATATCTCCCTTTCCACTGGAAAAACAGGCACTTACGATTTGTATCACCTGATACATATCTCCTGTTTCCGTGGAAAAAGTGATTTCTCAATGGAATCAACGATGTATCACGTGATACACACCTGTGTATCACGTGCATCGCTAGGCAAAACTACCTATTCTCCTCCGTGATAAACGCCGCCTCCGCACAGGCGACAGAAAAAGCCGCCGACAAAATCATCGCCAGCACAGGGTCGCCCAGTAGGCATGCCGTTATTGACATGGCACCCAATCCGACAGCGGCCACCCAGACCAAGGCAATCATCACACGCTCAATCATCATATCCTCCGATCGCCCCATCGCCCGATGATAGGACGACGGGGCGCAAAAAACGCCCGAAATTTTGGGTACAAAAAATCCCCGCCTTTCGGCGGGGGTGGTGGTCAGTTGTGGGTATTACTTGGCTTTTTTGGTCAGGCGGTCAATCTCCGCACGTGCGTTATCCAAGACCTTCAGGGCAGGGCACTCCGCGGAGATACCCTTAAGCCTCTTCTGCTCGCGCTCGATCCATTTGTACGCCTGTTGCATAGCAAGCCCCATAAGTTCCTCGGCAGTCTTCCCTTCATACAGCTCAACAGCCTTGGGGGGGTTCTTCTCTTTGACCCTGTAGTCAAAGAAATGCGCGTTAGCGCGGATCAGGTTGGCGTAGGTCTTCGCCTTGCCTGCCATGTGGCTCGTAGGTTTGCTCACCACACAGGCGGTAATGCTGAGCTTCATCCCCAATTTCCTGAGAACGGAGTTAACGGGGGCGACAATGTACTCGTCTCCGCTTGTCCTGATCGCCTCGCAAAAATCGCGGAGGTTGTCCGCGCTATTGCCATTCGACCAGTCCTCAAGGCAGTCCGCGAAGACCTGAGCGAGTGCCTGCTCTTGTCCTTTGATGTTACCCAAGATTTCAATGGCGCGATCTGCAAATGTTGCATTGACAGCGGCGGCGATGGTGGTTTTTTGTTCGGTCATTGTGTGTTTCCTTATGCGATAGGTATGCGAGAGAAAAGCCCTTTTCCCTCTTGCCCCGAACTATACCCCTACTGTAAGTCATTGATTTTAAAGGATTTTTCGGGCTTTAGGCGGGTAGGGGGCGGGGGAGGGCTGAGGGACAGCGCGCGCGACCCAGCGCAGCTGGGGTCATCCCCGCACAAATTTCTGTAAAAAATGAAAGGTAATACCTTTTGCTACTCTTGTTCCCTCGTCCCCAGGCACGCGGCAGCAGGATTGTATAATTTGCACTATTCCTACACTTGAAATCCCCGGTTCATTCGTCTATACTTCCATCCATGGCTGCCGCCGTTTCCTTATCACACATGGGACTCCTCAACAGCGGCCGGCAGCCTCCCGACAGGGGACGGAACATATTTCATTAACGCCGAGGCTTATTCCTTCAAACCTGAGCCGAGGCCACAATGTACTATATGTTGTTTAATTGGAACCCCGTCCCCTCCCAATGGTAACGGGCAGCGCTCCTACTGCCCAGGTGGAAGGACAGCCACCGATCCCCCGGGTGATCGACCAAAAACCCGGACCCTTTTCCCCTTGTCGCTATTTCCTTCGCCGGCGGCAGGGGTCCCCGGCGGGTGCCGGGGTTTTCTTTGGAGGCTGTTATGGCTGGCAGCGTGTACGACGAACTCCCGGAGGACACGGTCGTGTTCTCCAACCCCGACTACGAATCCGCCCTCATCGGCATCGACGTCCGCGAGGATCGGGCGGTCTACGACTACGACCTCATGGTCGAGCATCTCATGAAGCAGGACGGGATGACCATGGAGGAGGCGGTCGACTGGGTCGACTACAACACCCTGGGAGCCCATACCGACAGGGAGCCCATCGTCATCAGGCGTTTCGGGTGACCCCCTGGCAACCTTTACAATGTAATACCTCGGATGTATAATCCGTGTATTCCCTATTCTTTGTATACATTGGACTTTTATGGCAAAAGTGCGTGTGAACTCGATGCACGGGCAGTGGAACCGCCGCGTCCAGAGCGGGCTGAACATCTCCTCGCCCAAGGCGGCCTCGGAGCCTCTTCATGACGTGCAGGTCGCGAACGCGGCGAAACGGACGTCGCCGACGGCCAAAAACCGCCAGGGGCGAACGGGAATCCCCGCGGGGAACTACAGGCGCAACGCGAAGCACCGGCAGGAGTGACATCTGGTGGCTGCCGTGGGTCTGGATGACCGCGATAGCCGTGACCTGCCTGTTCGGATACATCAACGGGAGATGGCCTTGAAGGAGATACCTGAGAGCACGCTGCGGTGGTTCATCGAGCTGCACGGCGGCGAGCGCGAGGATGTGATGCGAAAGACGCTCGAGGAGCTCAACGAGCTCCATCGGGCGGTGACGGACTACCTTGCCGCGGAGAACCCCGGGAGGGACGAGCGCCTTGCCGTCCTCTCCGAGATGGCGGACGTGAACATCATGCTGCTTGAGCTGGAGGTCGCGATGCAGTGCGGCAACGAGCTTGATGCGCTGATCGCCTACAAGGCGGCTAGGACCGAGTACGAGGGTGCAGATGGCAGAAAAAAGCCCTAATCCCAGGACAAGCGTGTACATGAAGCCCGAGGTGGCTGCGATGGCGAGGCAGTGGTGCGCGGAGAACAGGCGCTCCATGAGCTTCCTCGTCGAGGTGGCCATCCGCGAGTACCTGAAGCGCAGGACGGACGATGGGAATCGAGAGCGTCCTTGACGGGCTGGAGGAGGCCTTCGTTGAGACCGAGGCGCAGAAGGCCGGGGAGCAGCTCAAGGAGCACGGCGCCCCGCCCGCAGTCGTGGAGGCCGTGTCCGCCGAGGTGAGGAAGGGGCTGGCAGAGAAGGTCCGCAACCTCCCGCCCGACATGGTGTTCGAGGTGGCGCTCGGGCTCGAGGAGGAGGAAGACATCGCGGAGCGCTTCGGCTTCTCCGCGGAGGAGTACTCCGTGATCCGCACCCTCAAGCCCTTCATGGTGCAGGTCAAGAAGGTCAGGGCGGACCTCGAGAAGTCGGGCGACATGTTCCGCAACAAGGCCAAGGTCATGGCCGAGCAGGTGTTGGACGCGGGGTTCAGGAAGGCCATCGACGCCTCCACCCCTCTCAAGGAGACGACCGAGTTCCTCAAGGTGGCGGCGAACCTCGCCGACCTCAATCCCAAGGCGACCGCGACCCTGCAGGGCCCGGGCTTCAGCGTGAGCATCGTGCTCCCGGAGATCACCGCCGAGAGCCTCTCGGTCACCGAGAAGGCCAAGCGCGAGGCAATGTCAACGATAACCGGCGAGGCGTCGGAGGTGGTCGACGCAGTCGAGGTGGAGATACCTGATGGACAAGAGCAAAGAGATAGTGGTCGTGATGGCTGACGAGGCCCCGGACCTCCGGAGCGAGGAGGAGCAGGAGCTCCTGGGCGAGATGCTCGGGGACACCGTGGTCAGCCTGGCCGACTCGGGCATCGGGCAGATGCCGATGCTCTTCCTGCTCTGGGACAACAACGAGAGCCGGGAGACACTGAAGCGCTACATGACGGACAGGAACAGTCCGCTGTGGCTCTATGTCAACGGCGAGAGCTTCAACGACTTCCCGAGCCTGGAGGACACGCTCCAGTGACCGTCTACAAGCCTCCGCGCTCGCTCGTGCCCTTCTTTGTCTCGGAGGACTTCATCAGCCTCGTGATGGGCCCGTACGGCAGCACCAAGACATCGGCCTGCATCATGAAGATCGCCTACCATGCCAAGCGCATGGCGCGCTCGCAGGACGGCATCAGGCACTCGAGGTGCTGCGTGGTGCGCAACACCAACCAGCAGCTGCTGGACACGACGATCCCCGACTTCAAGAAATGGTTCCCCGAGGGGCCCGCGGGCGACTGGCGCGAGAGTGAGAAGAAGTTCACGCTGCGTTTCGACGACGTGGAGTGCGAGGTGCTGTTCAGAGGGCTGGACGAGGCCAAGGACGTGCGGCGTTTGCTGTCCCTGCAGCTGAGTTTTGCCTTCATGGACGAGTTCCGGGAGATCAACAAGGACATCTTCGACGCTCTCCAGGGCCGCGTGGGGCGCTATCCCGACAAATCCATGGTCGTTCCACGCCCGGAATGGGGGGTGGACGCCCACGGGAACCCCGTCGGAGGGTGCGTGACCGACGCCGGGAAGCCGAATTACCACGTCTGGGGGGCTTCAAACCCCCCTGATACCGACACTTTCTGGGAAAAATTCGTCTCCAACCCCCCTGAGGACACCCATATCACGATCCAGCCCTCCGGAATGAGCCCCGAAGCCGACTGGCTGGAGTATTTGCCGGGTGATTACTATGAAAAACTCGCAAGCACCCACGACCAGGAGTGGATCGACGTCTACATCCACGGGAAATTCGGCAAAAGTCTCGCCGGCACGCCGGTTTTCAAGAGCTTTAACCGCAGCATTCACGTGGCTAAGGAGCCTCTTGGGTATATCCACGGTCCTAATCATCCAATTATTGTGGGTGTTGACGCTGCCCTTCATCCTGCTGCTGTTTTCGGCCAGCTTCTTCCTGACGGAAGGCTTGCTGTGCTTGACTGCTGCTACGCGGAGGGCAGCGGAGCGCTTCGCTTCATACGCGAGAAGGTGAAACCGCTGCTCGCGAACCGTTTTCCCGGCATGCCGTCCATCCTGGTGATCGACCCGGCGGCCAATGTCAGGGCCCAGACGGACGAGAGGACGGTGCTGGACATCATCAGGTCCGAGGGGCTGGCCGTGAGGATGGCCCCGACGAACGCGATCCAGACGCGGGTGTCCGCGGTGGACAGCTTCCTGACCCGCATGATCGACGGGAAGGCCGGGATGCTGATCGACGCGGAGCACTGCAGGGATCTCATAGCCACAATGGCTTCCAGGTACAAGTATCGGTTCAGAAAGGATGGCGAGGTGGAGGATAAACCGGAAAAGCTCCATCCTTGGTCTGACTTGGCAGACGCGCTGCAGTATCTGTGCCTCCATACAGATGCGACGGGCGTGTTCAATAAGGCGAACGCCGCCGTCCACAGGACGGTGACGAAAGTTCCGTATGTCTATGCGTGAGGTGACAAATGGAAGAGCAAGACTACCTTAGGCCGAGTCGTCTCGTTGGCGGGGACAGGCAGGCCATTCCTCTGAACTCGGAGCCCGTGGGGCGGGAGGAGGTTCCCGAGGAGCAGGGGTTCATCAACGCCACGGGGAGCAGGGCCCCCGGGGTGACGAACGTCGGCGGCATCATGGAGATGCGAAGCGCCGCGCAGTTGGCCGAGGACGACCGGCGCCGCGAGGCCGAGGCGAACGCCGGGCAGGAGACGGTGATCCAGGCATTGGCCGGGCACATCAAGGCCTGCTGGTACGAGGCGCAGCGGGCGAAGCAGAACACCGTCGAGCGCCGCATGCTCCAGAGCGTGCGCCAGCGCAGGGGCGAGTACGACCCCGAGGTGAAGAACCAGCTGCTCGCCCAGCACAGCACGCTGATCTACATGATGATCACGTCAAACAAGTGCCGGGCGGCCGGGGCGTGGCTCCGCGAGGCCGTGTCCCAGATGCCGTGGGAGTGCGAGCCCACGCCGATGGCCGACGTCGACGACAATGTCAAGGCGGCGATCGAGCAGTACACGACGGAGCTGATCCAGAGGGACATGCAGATGGGGATCTTCCCCTCCCAGTTCGAGATCATGCAGGCCATGCTGGCCCTTCGCGACCAGGCGTTCGTCAAGGTGCAGGAGATGGCCAAGGCCCGCGCCGAGCGCATGAGCATGAAGATGAAGGACCAGCTGGTCGAGGGGCGGTTCCCCGAGGCGATGGACGCCTTCGTCGACGATCTGGTGACCTTCCCGGCGGCCATCCTCAAGGGCCCCGTGGTCCGCGTCCGGCCACAGCTCAAGTGGGGCGCGCAGGACGAGGAGGGCAACTTCCAGATCGACGTGAAGGACTGCTTTAAGCTGGAGTGGGAACGCGTCGATCCGTTTAACATTTATCCTGCTCCTGATGCGACGGACATTGACGACGGCTACCTCATCGAGCGGCACAAGATGACCCGCGAGGAGCTCGTGTCGCTGCGCGACGTCGAGGGCTACAACGCCGACGCGATCAACCTGGCGCTCGAGGCGTACGGCCGGCAGGGGCTGCTGCAGCGCATCCAGATCGACATGGACAAGCCGATGGCCGAGGGCAAGGAGTACTACGGCGCCGACAACCCGTCCAAGCTCATCGACGCGCTGGAGTTCTGGGGCTCCGTGCAGGGGCAGATGCTGATCGACTGGGGAATGGCCCCCGAGGAGGTCGAGGACCCGCTCGCGGAGTACGCGATCAACGCGTGGCTCGTGGGCGACTTCGTGATCCGCGCGATTATCAACCCCGATCCCCTGCACCGCAAGCCGTACTACAAGACGAGCTGGGAGTGCATCCCGGGTAGTTTCTGGGGCAACTCGGTGCCCGACCTCTGCCGCGACGTGCAGAAGGTTGCCAACGCCGCCGCCCGCGCCCTGGTGAACAACATGAGCATCAGCTCGGGCCCGCAGGTCGTGGTGGACATCGCGAGGCTCCCGAAGGGCGAGAGCATCACCGAGATGTACCCGTGGAAGATCTGGCAGGTGAACGGCGAGACGGTCGGGCAGGGCGCCCCGATCAGCTTCTTCCAGCCGGGGAGCAACAGCACCGAGCTTATGCAGATTTACGAGAAGTTCTCGGTGCTGGCAGACGAGCACACCGGCATCCCGCGCTACATGACGGGCGACGCGGCCGTGGGCGGAGCGGGCAGGACGGCCTCCGGCCTCTCCATGCTCCTGTCCAACGCGGGCAAGAGCATCAAGAACGTCGTGGCGTCCATCGACCGCATCATGAAGCCCGCGATCGAGAGGTTGTATATGTACAACATGCGCTACCTGTCCGACCCCGAGCTGAAGGGCGACGTGAGCATCGTGGTCAAGGGCGTGCAGGCGCTTGTTGCGCAGGAGCAACAGCAGCAGCGGCTCAACGAGTTCCTGAACATCTCGCTCACCAACCCGGTGGTCAACCAGATCGTCGGGCCCGAGGGCATCGCGTACATGCTCCGCGAGGTGGCGAAGCGGCTCGGCATGGACACCGACAAGATTGTCCCGGACGTCTCCGTGCTCAAGGCGAGGCAGGCTGAGGCGGCGATGCAGGCGGCGCTGCAGCAGCAGGCGATGATGCAGGCGCAGGCCCAGGGGCAGCCGCAGGCGGGGGGAACCCCGGCGGGCCCGCAGAACGGGATGGACCAGCGGCAGCTGCAGGACGGAGCGCCGCAGGTTGACACGAAGTCCGCGACGTAATTCCTTGTTCGGACTGTAGAATATTTGTAGGAATAGTGTATAATGAGGGTGTTCGATCATGGACCAGAAAGAGGCACGTTTGTGGAGAAACTTTCTTCAACTGCGAGAGCCGGAGTTCCAGCCCCTGGTTGAACATCTGAAGGAAAAGCTGGGCAAAGCCCAACGGACGCTGCAGACGGCGACAGACTTGCAGACTGTCTTCCGCGCGCAGGGCGAGGCTAGTGCTTACGCGGATCTTTTGGATTCCGTGGAGAAATCCCCGGAGATATTGAGACGCACGAGACCGTAAAGTCGGACGTGTAAGGAGAAAAAGTATGGCATTGCCTGAATCCATTCAGCGCAACGCAGACCAGGCCGATGAGCTTGAGAAGCAGATCATGAACGGCGGGGACGCCCCCTCTGCGCCTGATCAGCCCTCTGAAGCCCAGCCGGCGCAGGACACTGCCGCCGCTGAGGAACAGCAGCATACGGATGCTTCCTCTGAAACGGAAAGCAAATGGGAAGCCAAGTACAAGACCCTCCAGGGCATGTACAACAGCGACGGAGCGCGTTTCAAGTCGGAGAAGGAGGCGCTGGAAAGACAGCTCGCCGAATACGCCGACCAGCTGAGACAGCTTCGTGAATCCATTGCCAGCGAAGAAGAGCAGAAGCAGTACATCACAGAAGAAGACACTACTCTCTTCGGAAGCGACCTGGTTGACTTCACCCAGCGTGCGGCCAAGCAGGAAGCGGCGAAATACTCTCGCGAGGCGGCTCAGCTTCGCAACGAGGTGGACCAGCTCAAGGCAGAGCTCGGCGGCGTGCGCACAGCAGCCGCGGAGAGCGCCAAGATGAACTACCTCCAGCGACTGACCGAGCTTGTTCCGGACTGGAAAGCCCAGAACACGGACCAGGGTTTCCTGGACTGGCTGAACCAGAGCGACCCTTTCGCGCCCGGAACGAGGAAAGAGGTGCTGGACGCAGCGTACAACAACCTTGATGCGCGGCGTACGGCAGACATCTTCCTTGCGTACCGCGGAATCACGGGCGGCGCGGCACCGCAGGTTTCCAAAGCCGAGCAGTCTCTTCGGAAGCAGGTTGCTCCTGACACAAGGTCTGGTGCGACGGCGGCCCCCGCCGGGGAGAAGCGGACTTTTACGCAAGCGGAGATCCGTGACTTCTACGAGGGCGTCCGTCGGCATCAATATACCTCTGAACAGGCCGCAGCCATTGAACATGAAATTGACATGGCTGTTGCAGAAGGGCGCGTGCGCTGACGGCTTCGGCGTCGCGACGGCGGCCCGGAGTGACAGTCCATAGGAGTTTTGGATATGGCTACTATTACCCCGGCTGCCGTAACCCCCGTTAACAATCAGATCTGGGCGGTGAGCAATTCCGCCAACCCGCCCAACCCCGTTTATTCCGGCACTTTCATCCCGACTCTGTGGTCGGGCAAGCTCGCCAAGAAGTTCTACAACGCCACCATCTTCGGTGACATTGCGAACACCGACTGGCAGGGCGAGATCTCCTCGCTGGGCGACAAGGTGATCATCAACACCATCCCCACGATGACGATCAACGACTACAAGGTCGGCCAGCAGCTTGAATATGAAGTGCCCTCACCGAGCACGATCGAGCTTCTGATCGACCAGGCCGCGTACTTCGGCATCAACGTTCCGGACGTCTGGGAGTTCCAGTCGAAGCCGAATCTGATGTCCATGTTCACGGACGACGCGTCGACCCAGATGAAGATCAAGATCGACAAGCAGGTCATCTACAAGACCTTCTTCGACGCCCAGGGCGCCTTCAAGACCAGCGAGACCGGCCTTGACGCGCTGTGGGAGAAGAACGTCGGCGCGACCGCCGGTGTGGTCTCCGGCGCCTACAACCTGGGCACCGACACCGCCGCCGTCACGCTGACCTCCGAGAACATCCTTCAGTACATCACGATGATGAGCACCGTGCTGGACGAAGCGAACGTTCCCGAGGAAGGCCGTTACCTGGTGATCTCCCCCTATGAGCGCCAGCTCCTGATGCAGTCCAACCTGGCTCAGGCGCAGTTCATGGGCGATCCCAAGAGCGTGCTCCGCAACGGGCGCCTCGGCAGCATCGACCGCTTCACGATCTACCTGTCCAACCAGCTCCCGGTCGCGGCCGCTGGCAAGGCATGGGACAACACGACCGCATGCGCGGGCGCTCCGAAGCGTCACCTCCTCTTCGCCGGTCACAAGTGCGCGATTTCCTTCGCCTCCCAGATCACGAAGATGGAGCACCTCCAGAACCCGAACGACTTCGGACAGCTCGTCCGCGGCCTGCAGGTCTGGGGTTCCGCGGTCACCCAGGGTCAGGCTCTGACCGCTCTGGTCGCCGCCAACTGAGGTGTCTGATGGCAACTGCTCAAGACCTTATCGACAGGGTTTGGTTCCTGTTGCAGGATGAGGGCGGTGTGCGCTGGCCGGCGGGCGAAATACTCCGCTGGCTCAACGAGGGGCAGGTGGTTCTCGCCGCCTACCCCGGCGCGTACACGCAGACCACAACCATCGACCTTGAGGAGGGGACGAAGCAGCAGCTGCCGGACAACACCTGGGTTCTGCAGTCTATCAGCCGCAATGTGGACGACAACGGAGAGCCGCTGTCTCCCGTGCGGCTGGTGACGAGGCAGCTTCTTGACTCCTACGCGCCAGACTGGCACATGGAGGCGAAGGAGCCGCTCGTGGAGAACTACGTCTATGACGACCGCGAGCCCTTCGTCTTCTGGGTCTACCCGCCGAACGACGGGACCGGGCACGTGGAGGTCACCTATTCAGGGATCCCCGCCGACATGACGACCGTGGACGACACGGTGTCGGTGACGGATCCGTACATCCCGGCTTTGGTTGACTACGCGGTGTACCGCTGCCAGAGCAAGGATTCCGACTACGCGCCGGGGTCCAACATCGCGCAGGCGTTCTTCAACTCCGCGTCCGTGGCGCTCCAGGTCATCCTGCAGCAGCGCGGGCAGGTTACGCCGAACGCGGCGATGGTCGTGGATACGCCCGTGAACCCGAACGGGGGGACTGAATGAACTTCGTTTCCGTTGACAAATTTGTCCCGAGGGTGATGCCGTACGCCGAGAACCTCCCCGCGCTGGTCGCGAGGAGGGCGGTGTCGGACGCCTGCAGGGAGTTTCTTGACGAGACCCTCGTCGCAGTCCTGGAGTACCGCTTCACGACCACGGCCGACCAGGCCGAGTACACGCTCTCGCTCCCTCACGGGATGCAGTGCGCGAAGGTGCTGGCGGTCTCCATCGGGGACTGGCAGGTCGTGCCGATGCACCCTGACGTGACGGACACGCTGGCATACCCGGTGGACTGGAAGTCCGCGCCTTCGGGCAAGCCCGTCTACTACCAGATGACGAGCTCGGACTCCGTTGCCCTTTATCCCGTGCCCGACACGGCAATGGAGGTGCGGATGTTCTGCGCCGTCACCATCTCGCGCGACGCGAAGGACGTTCCCGCCGTGCTCTACGAGGACTACGCCGAGGAGATTTCCTTTGGCGCTCTCAGCCGCGTGTTCACGCTGGCGGGGCAGACCTGGTCGAGCGACGAGAAGGCGGGGTCCTACGCGCTGGCGTTCCACGCCGCGATCAGCAAGGCGAAGCTGGAGGCGAGCCGGAAGTTCGGGCGCATCGGCGGACGGGTCGTTTACAACTGGTGGGCTAGATAATGGCAACGCTTGAAGTACTGGTTTCCAACAATGCCTCGACGACGCTGCGGTCGGCGCTCGCGGCCAACGCCACGACGCTGACGGTGCAGACGGGCGCCGGGGCGATGTTCCCCCAGCCCACTGTGGGCACGTCGTGCTTCTACGGGACGCTCTACGACGAGGACAACAACATCGAGATCGTGCGGGTCACCGCCCGCACGGGCGACTCGATGACCATCACGCGGGGCATCTTCGGCACGGCCAAGGCCTACAAGGTGGGCGACGGCTTCGACCTCCGTCCGACAGCGGAGCTCTTCGAGGCGATGATCCAGCAGTCTGACCTCGACACCGCGCTCTCAGACCTGCAGACGACCCTCGAAGGCGAGATCAACTCCGCCGACGGGGACCTCGGCAACAGGCTGACCGCAATCGAGAACGACTACACCACGAGCGGAGACCTCTCCACCTACGTGGCGGGGAACATCTACACCAAGACGCAGGCGGACGGGCGGTTCGTGAAGCTCGCGGGCGGCTCGGCCGGGCAGACCGTGTCGGGCCCGATCACCTTCAGCGGCAACACGACCGTGACGGGGGCGACGCTCTCGGCGAAGGCGATCACGGCCTCGGGCGCGGTGACGGCCCAGTCGTTCACCTCGACCTCGGACCGCAGGCTCAAGGAAGCCATCGAGTCCCTCGACCCGATGGCCGCGCTCCTCAAGATTTACGCGGCGGACCCTGTGCGGTTCAGCTGGATCGGCGAGAAGAGCAAGGCCAAGCACCTGGGCTTCATCGCCCAGGACCTCAAGCAGGTGCTGCCTGAGGCCGTCGAGGCCGACGAGCGCGGGTTCTACTCCGTGAACTACGACTGCCTTGTGGCGGTGTGCTTCGCGGCAATCCAGGGGCTGATGGAGGAGATCCGCCAGCTCAAGAAGGAGATGAAATGACGTTCAGGATGATGGACGGGCGCTTCATGCCCGAGAAGACGGAGATCACCGGGGCGCTGGCCGCTGTCAAGGCGGCTGACGCCGTGGAGTACGCAGCGCAGGGCGTGAACGGCCGGAAGGTCTACGCGGTTGACGGCAACTCGATCAAGGAGAGCCTTCCGCGCGCCGTGAGCGTTGACGGGCTCGGGATGGCCCAGGTCGAGCTGGAGGCCCTCGTGCCCGTGCTGTTCGCCGCGGTGAAGGAGCTCTCCGCCCGCGTCGAGGCGCTTGAGGCGAAGAAGACCACGACCCGCAGCAGGAAAGCAGCCTGATGCCGCCCTTCAAGGACCTTCTGGTGATTGCCTTCGGGGTGTGCGCGGTGCTGACGGGCATCCTGCTCATCGGCAGGAACCACCAGTACCACGAGCTGCTCGCGAAGTACGAGGCGATGGTCGCCAGTCAGGAGGCCCTGCAGAAGGACGCGGAAAGGACAGTCAATGCGATACAGAAGCAGTATGACGACGACAAGGCTGCCAATGATCTGCTTGTGCGCGGCCTGCGCTCTCAGCTTGCAGGCCTGCGGAAGTCAGCCGCCGCAGCCTCCGCTGGCTCCGGCGCGAGCCCCGCTGCCGCAGGAAGTGGAGCGGATGGCGGAAAGCCCGACGTCATCGGAGTACTTCTTGAAGGTGCAGAGCTGGCTGCTGAAGGTGCAGAGGCTCTTCGAGCCGAGCACTCAGCCTTGAAGGCCTGCGTGGACCTGCACAGGAAAGTCAATGGCGAACATAGTCCTCAATAATTTTTCCGGGATCATCCCCCGTCAGTCGGACACGCAGCTGCCCGAGCAGAACGGGCAGATCGCGCAGAACGTCAAGCTCCAGTCCGGCGAGGTGCGCCCGTGGCGGAAGCCCAAGCTCGTCCACCGGTGCGTGCTGGACGCGGTGCAGACGATCTTTCGCATGGACGGCAACGGGTCTTCCGTGTGGCTGGAGTTCCAGACGGACACGGATGTTTGCTACGGCCCCCTGTACGATCAGGACGAGTTCCGGCTTTATTACTCTGAGAACGGTGTCTGCAAGAAGACGAACTGGGCGCTCGCCACGGAGGCCACGGGCGGGGCGTACCCCCGCAACTGGCTTTACATGGGTGTCCCTTATCCCGAGACGCCGCTGGTGGCCGAGGCAACCCGCACCGGCGAGGGGGACGTGGAGAACACGCAGAACCGTGTCTACGCTTACACCTATGTGTCGGCGTTCGGGGCGGTCGAGGAGGAGGGGCCTCCTTCCGACGGCACGCCGGTCGTGGCGGACTACGAGGGCGGGTACGTGACGCTCTCGGGCTTTGCCGATCCCCCGACAGACCATTACAACATCGTGAAGATCCGCGTCTACAGGCAGGTCACAGGCAACGAGGACTCGACCTACATGCTTGTGGACGAGATCCCGCTCGTGGACCACAAGGTGTCGGCGGGCACGATGACGCTGAACGGCGTCGTGATCGGCGAAGGCGGCACGTACAGGGACGAGATCACGACGGCGGGGCTGGGCAAGGAGATGGACAGCCTGTACTTCTATCCCCCGCCCGAGGGCTTGCGCGGCCTGGTCTCCATGCCGAACGGCTTCCTGGCCGGTTTCGTCGGCAACCAGATCTGGTTCAGCGAGCCCTACATGCCGCACGCGTGGCCCGAGAACTACATGCTGACGACCGACAGCCCGATCGTTGGGCTGGGGGTGTACGGCTCGACGCTGGTGGTCTGCACGACAAGGCAGCCCTACACGGTGACGGCCACCCATCCTTCGCAGGCGACGCAGGAAAAGCTCCCGATGAACCAGCCCTGCGTGTCCAAGCGCTCCATTGCCTACGACCAGTTCGGCGTGCTCTACGCGTCGCCGTACGGCCTCGTGGCGGTGAGCGCGGGCCAGATCGACGTCTTCACCCGCGAGCTCTGCACGCAGACCGAGTGGGCGGAGTATGTTCCGGCGACCTTCGTCGCCAACATGTACAACAACCTGTACATGGCGGGGTACACCTCCGGGCCGGTGCGCGAGATGATCGTGCTCGCCCGCGCGGACGTGCCCCCGATGGTGACCTACCAGTTCGACCCCGTGAGCCTCTTCGTCGAGCGCGGCACGGGCCTGATCTTCGGGCTGAAGGAGTCGGACAACAACATTTACCAGCTGGACGCGGACGAGGTGAACGCCGAGGTCTACACCTGGAAGAGCAAGCGGTTCGTGTTCCAGTACCTTACGAGCTTCGCGGCGATGAAGACCGACGCCGAGTACTCGATGGTGCATGCCGTCGAGGAGTGGCGGAAGATCTTCGAGGAGGCCAAGGCCTACAACCGCGCGCTCTGGGCGAAGCACCACAGCCATCCGCTGGGGTTCAAGGGCGCGGTGAACACGATCGAGGTGGACGGCGTGGACGTGGACGGGTCGCTGATGAAGAGCCTGCCCACGGAGCCCGAGGACCGGTATCTCAAGGTGACGCTGATCGGAGACGGCGAGGTCGTGTACGAGAAGGAGTTCGACTCCATCGTCTCGGTCCGCGTGCCGGCGGTGAAGGCGTATGCCTGGGAGGTGCGGTTCGAGGGGAACATCGACTTGATCTCGTTCAGCATGAGCACCACGATGCGGACGCTCGCGAGCCCCGTGTAAGGAGAAGAGATGGCGGAGAAACAGCAGGAAGTCAGGAAGCCCACGATTTCGATCTTCGGCCTGTCGCCGGAGCTGGCGCGGGCGCTCACCCCAATCAAGCTCTCGCTTGACCTGATCACGGGGCGAGGCACGAAGGAGCGCGAGATCAAGGGGCTGAAGGAGTCGGCGACCAACGTCGAGATCATTGCGAAGATCAACGAGATTTGCAGGCGGATCAACGCCTCGGGGACGTGCTGATGGCAATGGAAGTTGAGCTTCAGGTTGACTACGCGGCGGACACGAAGTACGGGTTCGTCATGAAGGACATGGCCCAGAACCCGCTGGACCTGACCGGGTACACGGCGCAGCTCAAGATCCTGCGCCACCGCATGTCCGACGTCGAGCTGGACGTGCTCGAGCTTGGGGACGGCATCACCGCGGAGGCCGGCAAGGGCATCCTGTGGGTGACGTTCTCCGAGGAGCGCACGAGTGGGTACCAGTGGGTCAAGGGCTGGTACAGGTTTGACATCACGGCTCCCGGCGGTGACGTGACGCGGATTGCCTACGGGCCGATCATCATCAGGAGGTAACGTGGCGGAGAGTTCTGTTTACGGTCAGGTTGTCGAGGTGTTTGTCCCCGGCATCCAGGGGCCCAAGGGAGCGAAGGGCGCGACGGGCAGCGTGACGGCGGCGCTCCAGACGCTGCATGACGAGGCGCAGACGGCGGCCACGCAGGCAAGGACGGCGGCATCGACCGCCACGGCGGCGCTCACCACGATGAGGGCGACGGCGGAGGAGGCCGTGGAGGACGCATTGAACGCGTCCGCGGATGCTTCGGGCTACGCTTCGACCGCGACCACGAAGGCGCTGGCGGCGGCCAACTCCGCGACTCGGGCGGAGACTTCGGCGAGCAACGCGGCAAGGTCCGCGGCAACCGCCCTGGAGGCCCACGAGGGAGCGGCCCTCGCTGCCAACAATGCGGGGATCTCCGAGACGAACGCGAGGAACTCCGCGACCGCCGCCTCTACTTCGGCGACAAGGGCTGCAAGTTCCGCAAGGACCGCCCAGACGTCCGAGGCGGGGGCGAACGCTGCGGTCTCCGCTGCGGCGGGGTCCGCTACCACGGCGTCCACGGCTGCCCAGCAGGCGGCTGACTCGGCGAACACGGCCAGCACAGCCGCATCCAACGCGGGGCAGTACGCCGACTCGGCGCAGGCTCAGGCTTCGCTCGCGGGGCAGTATGCCGAGATGGCGATGCAGGCGGCGGAGCGGATGAAGGCCGAGGACGCGCTCAAGCAGTCCGACTGGCAGCAGTGGGACGAGACGGCCCCCGACTACATCAAGAACCGCACCCACTACGACACCTACACGGTGACCGAGGGCAGGGAGGAGATCTACGAGCTGGACACCTTCACGTCCGACGCCGCGACGGGGTACGGTCCGCTTGTGGAGTATTTCACGCTTGATCCCGACGCGGAGTACATCGTGACCTACGACGGCACGGAGTACCGGGACGAGGGGAAAGCGTTCCTGTTCAAGGGTGACAACTGGTGCGGGAAGCCTGTCTCGGGTGATCCGGACTACGAGACTTATCCGTTCAACATCTTCCCCCGTCCCTGCGAGGACTACACGGTGGTGTTCACGGACGAGCCCGGCGAGCACACGATCAAGGTGGAGAAGGTGACGCGGACGGCGGAGCCGAGCGGGGTGAAAACCATCGACCCAAAGTATCTGCCCGTGGACGCCCTGCAGACGGACTGGCGGGAGACGAGCACGACCTCGCTCAAGTACCTGCAGAACAAGCCGGTTATTTCTTATGACGCAAACACCATGACACTCAGCCTCACCGGGTGGGCGAGCTGGTAAAAGGAGAGAGCAATGCCACGAATCGTAACCATCAACATTGACGGAACTGGATATGACCTCGGGATCAAGTCGACCGAGTTCACGGCGACCTGGCCCGCCAACGCGACCACCTGCACGGTGAGCAACGCGGCGATCACGGCAACGAGCATCGTGAT